ACAACTTCAATTTCCAGCTCATCCATGATATAAGAACGAAGTTTAGAATCTGAAATTTCACCAACACCATTTGACAGCACAAAAATTGCCTTCTTGATTTTGTCATTGTTGCGAATATTTCTCCATGTTTTACCATCACAAATAGCTCTCGTTGGCATCACACCGGTATCATCATAAACTTTATCTCTCGCCTCACGAATATCTGAAATAGGGTCAGAATTTTCCCTGTCACTCCAAGATGTAGAAACATTGCCCTTGTGAGTAACATTGTAGTCATAGTAGTAAGACTGGCCATTTGCTGACATTGCAATAATACCAGTAGTCAGGGCCATCATTCTCATTCTTTCTCTTGAAACGGCAGCTGAACGTACAAGTTGAACTTGGTCGTCAAAAACTCTGTTCATTACTGAATCAATATAAGCTTGATTTCCTGTTTCCAGAACCATATTCAGTTCCTGGCGAAGTTCTTCATCAATGTACATAGATTCCTTGAAGAATGGCATAGAAGCTGACATTTTGTCAAAACCAATTCTTGCTCTTGGAATTGCAGTTGAATCAAAGGCAGCAGTCTTAAGAACGACAGGAAGTCCCTTCGCACCCTTAATCCACTTAATATCCAGGCCTCTCTTTTGCTGAGTGTCCCAGAGTTCTTCCCCAATAAACGGCTCCTCATTTTGCGAAAGCACCGTCCAATATGCAGCCAGTTCCTGAGAAGTTACCAAATCAAAAATACTATCCATATGTTTTCACCTTTCCTTTCACATCAAAAATTATTCAGCAATAAATGTAACCTTGCCGTTCAGCGAAGTCTTTACTGCCTCAGTAATAAACGCCTTGGTATCAGCCTCCAGCCTGTTTGTGTTTACAAACCCGAAAATCAAAAGCGTACCATTTGCATTGCCAGAAGTCACATCTACATCGTGCAGAAGCACGCCCACCGCAGATTCTGTGCCCTTTGTAAAAGCCGTCGTCCTCTTGTCAAGGTCTCCTGTAAGCGGAGTACCCGCCTTCACAATCTTCTTGCTACCAGATTCAACGCCAGCATCTTTTGAAACAACTACACCTACAGACATTTGCAGGTCTGCATTCAGAAGGATTTGAACTGGGGCCATTCCAGTAGTCTTTGTAATACCTGAATTATTCAGCATTATTTATCTCCTCTCTTTCCAGTAAAATATGAACTTTTCTTGTTTGCATTTTTTGCCTCAGCAAGTCTTTTCCCCATAGAGCTTGATTTTTCCTTTGAATTTTTACCATTTGGAACTGGACTTCCAGTCCCCTTCTTTCCTGTTTGGTTTACATCAGAACTATCAGTAAACATGTAGGAATACTTCTTCTTAATTTCAGAAATTACTGTTTTAAAATCCTTGCCGTCACTTGACTTAGCAGTAGCAAGAGCAATAACATCATCAACACAGTCTGGTTTTGCACCTAACATCATGGCTGAAACTTTTGCCTCAGCTTGTGCCTTTTCAGCAAGAGCTTCGGTTAGCTTTGTAGCATTATCCTTTTCGGACTCATCTTTTGCCTTCTTGTCATCGACAAGCTTTTTGACATCTTCCTCGGACATTCCGAGCTCCTTGAGATAATCAGCTTTTGCTTGCTTCTTAACCTCTTCCAAATTTACATCAGAATTGTTTGAATCCTTAGAATTTTGGTTTTGGGTATTGCTGTTATCATTTTGCTCTTGGGACTCATCTTTGTTCGAATCATCACCTGAGCCACCTTCAGTAGCACCTTCTGCAAAAAACTGCATTGAAATTTTAATACCATGCCAATCGTTTTTAAATTCCATTTTATACACCTTCTTATTTAAAAATAATAGAAGCAGCCCTATCCTTTCAATAAGGCTACCATATAAATCCTCTAATTAAATAATTTGCTTTCAAGCTCAATCTTTACTTTGTGACCTACATTCTCCATTTGCTCTTTACGTTTCAGAACTTCTTCCAATGTAGGGTATGTATTCAAACCCCATACCCATCTTTTGCCAAATTTTACTTTTAATCTGTACATCTGTACTACCTCCTTACCGGTAACAGGTGAGTATACTCTTCTCTTTTCGCCTTCGCTTCATCGAGCTTTTTGTTAAGCTTTGCAACAAGCTTCTCGTATTCTTCTTTTGCAACCTCAAGCTGAGTTGTAATCTCACCAACTGCCATGTCTGCTTCAATTGCCTTTGAAATTTTAGCAATATGCTCAATTGAGGTTGTTTCTGCATTTGGGAACATCTCAAACATAATGTTTGCTTCTTCTGGCTTAAATGCCTGAACACAATTTGGATTCTCCAAGGTATAATTATCCAAAATCTTATGTTCTGCTCCACCATTAGAAGTAGCTTCAACTGTTACAATGTGTTTTCCCGATACAACGACTAAAAATTTCATCTCAATTGCCTCCGTAATATTTTATCCGTTAAAATGGTCAAAAGTTTCTTCAATTTGTTTTAATTCATTTTTCTTTCTTGAAATTTCCTGCATTAAGCACATTGCTCTGAATTCATTCCTTACGCATCTTAGCTGGCTTTCTAAGCTTTCAATTTCATTTGTTCTGAATTCCTTAATTTCCCGATAATCAACATATGCCTCATCATAGTTGGGATTCATAACAGCGTTTAAATGATTTTCAAATCCATATTTCATAACGTCTACCTCTGTAGTTTTATTTAATGTTGTTTGTTTTATGTTAATTATATTATATCACACTTTTCTGGGTTTGTAAATAGGAAAATTGTAAAATTAACATAATGTTTACAAATTCCTATCTACCCAAAATCTGCATAAACACCCGAATGTCAACCGCCCCTTTGTGGTCAGCCTCTTCGACAGCCAACACCCTTACATTAGTGTTAGTATTTATCAAATACTTCACTTTCTAAAGCGTGTTTTGAAATTGAACTAACATCTGCAGCCTGGGTCCCCTTAGGTCGTTCCTGGGCTGGAAGGATTCTGTGCATTTTCTCTCAATTGATTTAATTTTGCTTGCAACTCATCACGTTCTTGACCTAATTCAGTAGCTACCTCTTTGGCAGTTTGTTCTAAAGATTTTTCAAAATAAACTGCCATTGTACACATTCCATTGGGGTGGTCTAATGGCAAATCATCAGGGGCAAATATTTTACCATCACGTTCTGCGCAAATATCACACATTCTTGGACCACCAGAGGCAAGCCATTTAATACCAGAAGCTAATGGATTTTGTTGGGCTACCTCTTTTACTGATTGTTGGTAACCATGAGTTATCATTGTTCTTGCTAAGCGTTGGGCATTATAATCAATTGTTTTCGTGGTACCTGGATATACTTTGCTCCACTCCCAATCCTTTTTAGCACCTGGGGTGACATACTTTTCCAGGTCCTTTGCTATTTCGTATGTTGATTTATTTTGAGCTAAACCTTGAGAAACAATATAGCGGACATCTCTTCCCGTTTTCGATTCAATACCCCAAATTCTTTGAGACAGAAATTGTTTTGAATTGTATAATGTTCCGGTTGTTATACTGGTTACAACATCCTTTGGCACATAAGAAAAAGCAGCTTTAATATCCAGATTTAATGGCTTTAATATGTCATTATTTTCGGTAACAACAAATTTTGACATATCATAAATACTATTTGTGATTTCGGATTTGACCTGAATCGAAACGTTAGAATAGGCTTCATCAATTTGTTTTCTTAACTCATTCAAATAGTTTAATTTGTACGATGTAGAACTGTTATTTGGGTCAACCTTTGAAATTTGTTTTGAAATTTCATTCGCCGCATTTTTATAAATTTTCTTAATTCTTTTTTCTTCCGTAGCGGTTAATTGCTTGTGGTATGCAGCTGATTTCCCAAAATATAATGGCATATCATTTCACCGCCTTACATATTGGCAAAATTATCATTACTAAATGCTACCTCTTCAAGGAGTTGTTTCTCCAATGCAATTTGTTTCAGCTCTTCATCACATTCAGAATCAGTCAACTCTCTCCACTTTTTCATATATGCTTTTCTGGACATTGTTTGCGAACTAACCTCAGTTAAATCCATTGTCTTTTCACTTTCAGCATCATCAGGAAGTGGATAATTGATTTCAATATGGATTTCATAATTGACTGGATAGATATACTCTTCTGTATATTTTTTAATACAGTCAGGATATAACACAGCACCATCAATTATTATGGAAAACAAATAACGTAATTGTGGCCCCCAAGTTTTCATCTTTTCTTTACACCTAACCATTAAAGGCCAATAAACAGCTTTTAAAGCCTTACCAGATGTAATTATACCTGTCATATTTTCCAGGGATATATCAGGAATATCTACTTGGTCATGCATTGAAGATTTAATCCGTCTCAACGTGGTATCAAGAGGGGCACTGTAAGACATTGAACTTTCCAACACACCAACAGAGGGGCTTGGGGAACTCAGATTTTGGTCAGTAAGCAAATCCCAATAAGCACCAGGAGATGTAGATAAATTTTTAGTACTTTCCGAATCCATATCTGTGGTGTAACGTGTAGGGTTCATTGATTTTCTTTCACTATCAATATCGGCATTTGCTAATTTGCTATACCAGCTTTCATTGTCTTTCAGATTTTCAATTTCAGATTCACCATATATATCACCTAACAAACCATCATTAATAAATACAGCTGCCGGGATTTTATCAAATAATGTAGGTTGCCATTCAGTAACCACTTCAATCTCGTGACCAATTCCATCATATAGAATCTCCTCAACATAGCAAACGTCTTTCGGCTTACCTGTCGCTTTATCCTTTTCTTGGACCAACTCATATTTCTTTTTGAATATGCGTTTACATTTCAGATTGTCATTATCTTTAACCGTAATAAATGCTACAAATTTAGATAGTGCATCTGGTTTATTGATTTTAGTTTCGTACACAAATTCCATCGGTTTTAGGAATGTAATTGTAACCCCATCCTCCTCATTGAAATTTACAATTGCACCTACTCTACCAGAAATAAAGCAATCCTTAGCAGCTTGGAGTAATTGACGTTCCAAATTATTTGCACCGACTACAGACTTTATGTACTCCTGAATTGCTGATATATTATCCTTAACATCGCTGGAAGCCTTTTCGATTCCACCCTTAGAATCAACAATTATATCTGGCATTTCTGCAAACATAAATCTTGCTTCTTTATTTATCAACCTTGCCGATACTCGTTGATTTGACATTGCAGGAATATAATTTCCATTGGTACCCTCAGGAGTAAATTTTGCACCATGATTATAAATATCATAATAACCAATAATCTTTTCCATTTGCCTAGAAAATTCTGATTTATCATCAACCTCTTGATTTATCAATGCGTAAGGTATTTGCTTGTATGCATAAATAAAATCACCAGATGTGTTTACTTCATTTGTCAAATTATTCTCACCTCTTTAAAATTATTTTTCATTTTCTTTAGTCACTCATATTTTCCAGTTTATCCTGCAACTCATTAATTTTGTCTCTCACCGCCTGTCGCTTCTCGGACAGCTCCGCCAAATCATACGGAGCTTCTTTTCCCAACGTAATATACTCCATACATTTGGCGATTTTCCAGTCGCCAATATCCGAATTACTGCTGGATAAATCACAGGTCAGGTCTCTGATTTCCTGCTCCATAAGTTCTCTTTCGTTCATGCTTTCACCTCCGGACTACCCGAATAAAATCATTGGGCGCACGTAATCTTCTGCGGCACTGCCGCTGGTAGAAATGTTGCCATTGCCAAATTCCCCAAATCTATTATTTGAAGTAATATTGCGAAGCCAAAAGTAGTTACGACTATATTGACATGGATTAATAAATTTAAACACTGGCAACTGTCTGTTGCCCATACCAACATCATACGCTGATGAGCTGTATACTGTAGTGCCGCATGCTTGGACTTCATTCATTAATTGTAGCGTTACATCTGCCCACTCGCAACCAGTTGCCGCACCCGTTAACCCTGCCCCTGCCATAGATGCGGCTGTATTGGTTACTTGGTTTGTCAGCCAATCACGGTAAGTCAGCACATGGTTATTTAATGCGACTTGCAATGAGGAAGCGTAACACGGTAAAACGGTAGTATGCATGTAGCTATTTATATATCCACCCGCTGTCGTGCTTGTCTCATTCATTTTAGCTACTGTAGCAAATCCACGATTTCGTGGTATCAAAACAGCGTGAGGTTTAGTCAACGCTGTATCGCCGCAATTGTAATAATAATTAAATCCTGCAATCATCAGCGAGATATTTTCCGCTTTTACAGTTTCATCTGGCAATGTGGTTATAATCGACACGGTAAAGTAGTCGCCCAAATACAGGTCGTCAAATTTGCCGTCTGAAACCATACTGTAAATTTCGTCAACTGTATAAATTTTTGTTAGGTCTTTGCCACGAAAAATTCCGTTATGTTGTTCTGCCGCTGAAATAGTTTCTTGAAATTTTTCCGTATATCCGCTCGCCTCTGCTGCCGACTGTGCGGCATTTTCGGCTGACTTCTGTGCAACCACCAAGTATTCCTCTGCACTTGATTTTGCGCTTTCAGCTTTCTCTTGTGCCGATTTAGCAGAATTTGCGCTCGCCTCCGCCAAACCTGCACTCTCACTTGCCGAACTTGCGCTCTCACCCGCTTCCTGTGCTGATGTAGCACTATTCTCCGCATAATCCTTTGCTTCCCCTGCGGATATTTCTGCATTGTTTGCATATTCCTGCGTATTTTTTTCAGCCGCCTGAGCGGACGTTGCACTTTCGCTCGCCTGTCCCGCAGAATTGTTTGAAGATGCTTCACTCGCCTTTGCGTTTTCCGCAGATTGGCTTGCACTCAATTTGCTTGCTTCGGCTTCATTTTTTGCCGTTTCTGTGGCGATTTTATTTTCCTCAGAAATTTTCGCACTTTCCACAGCGGCATTTGCATTTATCTCCGCTGTTTTTGAGAACTCTTCAACTGCCGAAACTACTGATTGTGCGGCTTCGGCAGACTGCTTTGCTTCCTCTGCGTAGGTTTGTGCATTGGACTCAAAACTCATAATCTTATCCAACGCTTCAACGGACTGTTCGTAGGTGGGGACTGGGTTACTAATCAAAGAGGGTTTAATAGTCAAATCAAAAATGTTTGATTTCTTCACCAGGATATAATTTTCCCCATCAGAATAACAGGCAAATATTTGACATTTCAGCACACATGGTTCTTTCAGAACCGAAGCATCTACCACATATTTACCAGAGGTAATATCCACCTCGTATGCTGTTCCGTCTGGATATTCCATTCGCATTTTATAAAAATCTGCACCTACGATTTTATAACCCTCAAAAATGATTGTTCTAATATTCATCTCCCCAACATAGCCAATAGATGTATCAGAACGTTGGACATTATAATCGTTGTCTAATGTAATAGTCATTTGTTTCACCTCCAAAATGTTTAAGAATTGCTTCCACTTTTACTGTTATATTTTCTTGTCTTAATGTCTGCCACATTATAATTATCAAGGGCATACCAAATAGCTGAGAATGTATGTGGGTCTATATTAAAATCATCATAAATCACATTGCCCTTAGAATCTATTTTGTAAGTCAAATCCCTGAGCTCCTTGATTGTATTCGCACATTTAGGACTACAGATAATTTTCTTGAATCGTTTTACCTTCCTGGTATTGGCTAATCTTGACCCAGCAAATTTATTCCTGCAGGAACGGATTTTATAACCACATTGACGATAATAATCTATTGCCTTTGGGTCTTCATTATCACCTACAATAGGATTTACCAGAATGCCGTTGATTTGTTTTTCTTTAATTGCCAACATTTCTGGTTGATTTGCCATTTTATCGTCAGTAATATGGTTTACATAGATTTCATTGTAGATGTATAGATATTTTTTCACTGTATCTACAGCCATAGAAACAACAGCATTATATGATGTTTCAAATCCGAAGTCAAAACCAATAAAATGATAATTCATTGAAATTGATTGGACTGCTGCCTTAAATTCCTTTGCATTTTTAGCAACCTCAAATTGAGGGAGAACTCTTGTACCAGCAGCACCGAAATGACCTAACCTTGCAACTCGATATAGAATTGGGTCATAGTTTCGCATATCGTCCAACTCTTTGAGATAATCCTCAGGCAGATATGGATTGTCATCTGCTGTACTATGCAAATAGTAAACCCCGTTTTTAATTAATGTTTTCCTTTTATACATTTCATTTTCATCACAGATAATAGTAGTTTTACCCTCATCATCTTGACGAGTAAAGAAATGATTATAAACCCAATTCTCTCTGCCTACTGGGTTGCAGGATAATAGGAAGTGGGTTTTAACATTTGGAGTTCTTAAACGTCCAAGCAATTCTTTATAGCCGGAATATTTAATTTCGGAGCATTCCTCTAACCATACAATCGAAACACCATTTATAGATTTTAGTTTTACTGATTTATCCATACCACGAAAAATAATTCTACTCCCATTTGGAAATACAAATTCCATTGGTGAGTTTTTCTTTCTAACCTTGGCTTTATATGTCATTCGGTTATTATCATCGGCAAGCAAATCCATATCCTCAAGAATTTCATTTATCAAATCAAAGCAAGATTCCTTGATTGTTTCATATACTTCACGAACCACTAACACCTTTCGTTTTTCTGACATACATTTAAGAATGATTTTTAGTGCATTGTGATAGCTCTTCCCTGAACCATATCCTCCTATGGATAAGTACTGTTTGTAATCCCAATCAAAAATATAATCAGAAAACCTCTCAGAAACTTCTTTGGTTATTATCATTATTCATCTTCACCTAACCATTCCAGTTCCTCATCAGTATATTCTACCTTAGACTTTTTCTTGTTTTTAATGGTACTTTTAATACTTGATTTTTGGTAAATGTTTTGGTTCTTATTATCCGGTGTTTCTTTTATTTCTTTTTCCTCATTTTCTTCTAACTCAAAAAAATCTATCACATCTTCGTACAATTCATATTGGCTATTGTTTTGTTCTTTTACCTCAGAATTGGACTCTAGATTGTCAATTATATTTTCGTCATTCCAGGATTCATCTTCTTCTTCATTACTTTCTGATTTATTTGTATTTTTGTTTTCTCTTGCCTTAATTATATTTACAGTAATATTTGTTTCGTCATCTTTAAGTTCTAACACATTATCACGATTTCTTTTCCATTGCTCAGGTTTTCTATTGTTTAACCAAATGGCTATTGCTGTTGTATTGGGTGCAATTTCCTTTTCGGTTATTTCTGTCCTGATTTCAAAATTACCATTTCTATCTGGTTTATTGGAGCGAATTATTTTTGTCTCCCTTGTTGTATAGCCAAGGGCAGATTTTAGCAAAGCATTTTCGACTTGGTAATCTATTATTTCTTTACCTCTGTAAATTGCTTTTCGCATTTGTGGATATTTTTTCAACCAGCGATAAAATGTTGGGGAAGTAATGCCCATTCTTTTCAAAAAGTCTTCTTTTTTGTAACCATCTCTTGCCCAAGCTTCCAGGAGCATTAATTTATCCGGGGTCAACCATACATTTACTCTTGATTCTCTTTTGTTCGGCATTTATTTTATTCCTTACTCCTTTCTTGCAAATTCTTTTATAAACAAAATTAAGCAGTCAAAATATGGCTGCTAATAAGATTATTTTAAATTTAAGGCTGATTCATAAAATTTTATTTTAAACTCAAATTTCCATAGGGGAAAGCCAAGCAAACGAATTTTGTATAATTATGCACACTTAAATTTTCAAAATTATATGAGTTTAAAATTTGATTCTATGCCAATATTGAATTTCATGAACCCTATTCACAGACAAAATCTGCAAGAAAATATTCTACAAAAATTATTCAATCCAAATTATGCCTTAATTACGTGACACCTAAAATTATTTTGCAAAATAAGAAGATGATTATGAATAATGAATAGAAACTACAGTTTAAATTGTCTATTCTGTATTTGCCTGCATTCCAATAATTTTGATTTTACTTTTCTTGCAAATTTTATTTCATTGCTCTCATCCAAGAGTTTGTCATTTTGTATAACTTGAATCCTTCATCTTGCAGGCTCTTGAGTAGAATGTTTAACATAAATGTATTTTCAAATTTTCTTGGGTATATTTCAAAAATACCATTGTATTTATTTTCCACCTTACCATTTTGAATTAGATTTTCAAGCAATATTTTTGTATTTTTGTTTTTGATATTTTCCATTTTTATTCCTTCAGAATTATTTTTGTTATCCTTAACTTATTTTATATATAATTATATTATACCACATTTTTTGTTCAAAGTAAATAGATTTAATACAATTTTTACACATTTGTAAATAAAATTTTACTTAATTGGGTTCTTGTCGTCAACATCTTTTTCTATTTTTACTTCAAAATTCTTCTGGATTTCGTCTTGGCGTTCGTTATAATCTCCGGATGCCCGGAACAAAGCTAAAATCAAGAAGCATAATCCTAAATATACAGTCACAACAATTATCGTAGTAACGATTATATCAACTGCGTTTGCACTCATTCTCCTTCACCTCTGCTTTCATTTATCTTCTTCATTTTTCGGAATATTATCGTAATACCCACGTCTTTGAAGTTCTTCCTCAACATCATAAACGAACATAACCAATTCCTGCATTCTGGTTTTATCAAAAACAACCATTTCATCATCAGCGAAAGTAAATCGTTTTGGAGGCATTCTGAATTTACATTTTACTTTTTCAACTCTCCATTTTACGAACGCTGACCGCATGAAATGGAACATTAAAGCAATGCAAATAAAATAAAATATTTCACCGCCAATGGTCAAACCATTTCTGGCAGCGTATGTTGTTTCACCAAAAATATAAACCAAAATCAATATAGCCAGCACTATTGCTGAATACACTAAATTTGCTGTTTTGAATTTGTTTTTTGAAACGTATGAAGCAATGCCATAACCAATCGAATACAACCACTCCCAAATTGCCTGGAAAACTTTTATAATACATTTAAATATGTTACTCATAACTTTTCACCCTTCTGTCAACGGCTTCTTTACGTGCAATTGAGTCTGCCAATTCATTTAATGCATTTCCAGAATGCCCTTTTACTTTGATAAATTTCACGTTGTCTTTTGTTTTTAAGTATACATTCCAAAACGTATACCACAAATCTTTGTTTTTAATTTCATCTCCGGCTTGCGTCTTCCACCCATTCATTCTCCAATTTTCAACCCATTTATTATTAATGGCGTTTACACAATATGCAGAATCTGAATAAATTTCAAATGTCAAATTTTTATTATTTTCAATTATTTTTCTAACATAAAACAGCGCATTATTAATTGCTGTTAATTCCATTCTGTTGTTTGTCGTGTAGTTTTCTCCGCTCGAAATGTTCTTCACATCTTTTGAAAAAGCAAATACAGCAGCCCAACCACCAGGTCCAGGATTTTCAGAGCAAGCACCATCTGTATAAATTTTAATTACATTTTCGATTTCTTTGCACCTCTTTCTTTTACCTCCCCATTTTTTACAGCTGCATATAAACGAATAGCTATTTTTATAAAGGATTCAGAAATTGTTACACCATACACTGTATCAATGTAGGAATTTCCGGTTGTTTCTTTTAATGAGAATATCCAGTGATTTTGCTCCTTGTTATAACTCCTGAGAACATAATTTATTTTACATGCATATTTATCAGTGATTTTATTTATGAATCTTTCTAATAAATCAATGGGAATTTCCTCATCTAAGGAATAATTTGAAAATGGTTTTATTTTTCGTATATATTTCATGAGCTTTATTTTTTGTTCATTGTCCCTACAATCAAGCTTCAAGATTTCTTCTACCAATTCATTTGTTAATTTTGACATTTTTTTTAACACCTCAATTTTAATGAATTGTGCTGAGTACTATTTTTCTTCCACATTATAATCTTACCTGAAAGAATCATTTTGCACTCAGCAAATCCATCAAGTGTATCAATTAAGGGGATTTAATCTTACAAAACCAAAGATTAAATATCCCAATCCTCTTCTTCCTCTTCCTCATCATCTGGCTTAGATTCAGACTTAGGCTTCTTAACTGGCTTTTCCTTTTTAGACTTAACAGGCTTTTCCTCAATTTCATCGCCCCAATCGTCTTCCTCTTCAGCAGGTTCCTCAACCTTAGCATTTGCTGCCTCAAATTCCTTAAGCTTTCTGACGTAATATTCAGATGACTTCTTGGATATAACCCTTATACCCTTTTCCTTGCAAATCTTAAAGAGCTGCTGTGGAGTCTTACCTTCATATGATTCCTCATCAGTTTCCTCTTCCTCATCATCTACAGGTTCAGGTTCCTTCTTTGCCTTAACAGGCTTCTCCTTCTTGGGCTTTTCGATTTCCTCTGTATCTGTTGAAGCATCATCTTCAACATCCTCAGAATCATTTGCACCCTCGACAGCAGCCTTAATAGCCTTTTCAATCTTGCCGGCAGTTACATAATCTGGCAGAATACCAAAAAACTTACTGATAGATTCCTTGTTACCATTTACAATGGCTGTTACAGTAGCAAATGTAAGTGGCATTCTTCTTGCAATATCTGAGATAGCTTCAAAATCTGTTCCTTCAGATACGACCTTAAATACTTCTGTCATGTTGTAATTCTTTGCCATTTTCCATTACCTCTTTCTTTGATTTTAAAATTTTATTTCTACACCCAAATTAATTGACTAAACTTAGCAACAAATAAATTGGGGTTTTGGTTACTTTTCGATTGTGTTAGTCATAATATCTAACCTTTGTAGGCATTCCCAGTGACATTGCAAATCCATTTTTCAGAATTGTTTTTAAAAGCTCTTCGACATCTGATTTTCCGTAATACTCTTTGTGAACAAGGCCATTTCTTTTTTTAGAAACTTCCCAAAAATCAGGACCTTTGCGATAAGTGATTCCACCTTCCACAAACTTAAATCCTACTTCTGCGTTCTTAATCTTTTCATCAAAATCTTTGCTTACAACTGCCATTTTTAATTACCTCTTCTTTCATCTGAAATATTTTTAAGGTTTTCTTTGTTTTACCTTAATTATATTATATCATAAATTTTTGGGCTTGTAAATAGGTATTTGAGATAGTTTACAAAAAGTTAATAAAATATTCAATCCCAATAACTTTCTGCTTCTTCTTCGCAGCATTCTTCATAGGTTTTTACGTGGCCAGCATTAAATTTAGAAATAGCTACGTTTAAAGCGTCTCTGAAATTTGTAAGGGATTTAATCGAATCAATGTGAATTCCGCCCTTCAAAAATACAGTTGTATTTCTATTTCCCTCCTGCACAGATAATTGCTGGGCAATTGTAAATCCTTTCGCTCCATCATCAACAGCAGAAATTACAAGATTTCGTGTATCATGAATTTGGACAGTTGCAAGATTTGTGTATTTATGTT